CTAATAGATAGCGTATTTGTATAAACACCGCTAGCTATAGTAGACTCAATAAGCAGACCGTTAATTGGAGGATTTAAAGGGGTATCATTTAAATAACGAATATCGTAATTTACTTGTTCCCCTGAAACTACATTATTATTTTCATCTAGTATTGTAGAAGTTATAGGAAATATTTCAGAAGCTACTACTTTTATCAAAATATAGGCCCTCTACAATAATTAAATTCTTACCCTCTCATATACATCTACCTCAGCTGGATCACTTGACTTATTAAATAAATTAAAAGTTGCTATATGAGTAACATTATCTTCTTTATATAAAAATAATTGATTATTTTCTATTTTCCATCTACCACCTTCTACATCCTTAATAAATTCAACATCATCCAATAATTGTAAAGCAACCGTAGTTGACCAAACAGAGTCAGCTACGGTTTCTTGGTTTACTATAATACTTTTAGTATGTGTAGGATAATTTGAACAAGTAATATAGCAAATATAAGTACCTGCGGTATCAATAGACACGTTCTGTTTATAAATACCACTAGCAACTGTTGACTCTATTAAAATACCATTATTTGGAGGATTTAAAGCTGAGTCATCTGTATGTCTTATGTCATAATAAACTGTTTCTCCTATAATAGGATTATCAGAAATATCTACTAAAGATATAGCTATAGGAAATATATCTGCTACATTTACTCTAATCATTACCTTCTACTATCTACTCTTAACATACTTATACGTTTTTCAAGTATTCTACATAAACTTTCTTTATTGGCGCGCGGCCTGGCTTCTTGTAAAGCGTATTTTAGTAGTCTTATATCAGTTATAGTAGGTACAACTTCACGAGCTTTTCTAACAGATAAATTAACTACATCTTCTACAGTCATTGCGTGCTTAGAAAATACTTCGGGTGTGATACCACTGTTATCTAAAGCTATAGATTTTTTATCATCTAAAATATTATCAGGAGGTGTATCATCTAATAATACAAACTCCCAATCAGACTGTTGACCACTTAATTTTACATCTTTTAACCATGTAATAAAGTCATCTCCCGGTTTAATATTATACTTTTTACCATAGGTTTCGTATAATTCTGCTAGAGGTATTTTACCTCCGGGACGTACTGCACGTTTAAAAATATGTTTCCAACCAGCAGCTAAACTTTTAATATATCCTTCCATAATGCCTCCTTTTCCAAAAAATTAACCTTTTCCTTATTTAATTATAGCCTTGTACCTTTAAAATAAAATAATGTAATAATATAGATAATTTATGAATAACCATCCATAATACTACAAATTCTATAAGGGTATTTATACTAAAAATAGTAGTATTTATTAATAGTATAAAACTAATCCAAATTGACATACAATATACGCAGTCAAATAAATCATGAAAAAAATTTAGTATCTTAAACTTCCTATGTGTAAATAGTAGTTTCCTAAAACCAGAAAATATTTCTGAATTAACTAATAAATCAGAAAGAGCTTCTGTAGCTACTATATAAAAAAATAGTATAATCAAGTCACTAAACATAAAAGTATTTCCTCCCTATACTTTATATAAGTATAGTTAGTTAATTAGTTGGTAAACATAGGTTCTATGGCCACAATCCCAAATACGATCATATCCTTGAGAACTTCTTAATTCCCATTCTGTACAATTTAATAACTGCATTAATCCAAAAAAATCCTTAAATTATAATTTAAGGATTTTTTTGGA